ATAGTATGTACTATACCTTTTCTTTTACCTTTAAATAGTTTCATTGTTCGTAGGTTTTGTTATAATATTGTTCAAATTCTTCTGAATGGAATTTTAGTGAAGCATCTCCATTACAATATAGATTTTTAATATAATCAAACATCTGCTCCTTTTCCATTTCTAATGCTTTTTCAAATTCTGTAATTTTATTGACATATTTTTTTAAATGTGCTGTATTTGTTGAAGCTTCCAAAGGTAATTCTAATATCTGTTCTATCAACCATTGCACTGCTGTTTGCTTTAATTGAGGTTTTGATTCCTCATTCATAGCTTTGTAATCTTTTTCATCCATTGTTTTAGTTTTAAATTAGACATATAACTAAGTTATGCGCAATGCTAACGACCATTAAGAAGATAGTTCCTCGTTTGCTCCCAATATTCTGTACAGTCATCATCTGTTTTATCAATCATTTTGTCTTTTGGTTGATATGGTATCATAAGTTCACATATCATAGCACCAATTTCATCTGCTACATCGTACTGACCAGTTAATGTGCCTATGTAGTTTCTCAACGCCCAACATCTTTCAAGCGGAGTAGAAGCAGTGCGCCCAACAGCAGTTTGGCGTAATGCTTGATGTAGTGCTTTATTCAGCTTTTGTTCATCCATTGTTTATAGTTTTAAATTTAAAATAAGTTTGGAAAAACCAGACTTATTTCTTAAAATTGGGTAAATAAGTCTGGAAAACCCAGACCTATAAGGAAGTTGTGTGCCATTTAAAAAAATACGAAAGAAAATAAAAAAGGAATAATATGATAAAGAAATTTTTAGAAGAATTTGATTTGAAAAAAGGAGTATCTCTCTTTGAAGAAGGTGGTAATAAAACTGATATTGAAACTTTAATGTTTTTTGGTAAAGAAATAAAAAAATATACAAATGAGTTTTGGACAGCAAAGCAACGGCAGGCTAATAGCATACATGAAATATCATATAGGGCTTGCTTTAAACCTCAACTACCAAATTTTTTTATCAATAAACTAACGAAAGAAGGTGACTATATTTATGATCCTTTTTTAGGTAGAGGCACTACTATTATTGAAGGTGCTTTATTAAATAGACAGGTAATTGGAAACGATATTAATCCGTTAAGTATCGTATTGAGTGAAGGGAGATTTTTAATTCCTGATTTTCAAAAATTTGAAGAATATTTAGATAATATACCGCTAAACATAAACGAAAAAGCGGAAATTGATTTATCCATGTTTTATCATAGTGATACGGAAGGGGAAATTGTATCATTAAAAAAATACTTAGAACATAAAACTAACAATAACAATTTGAATGATTTTGATAAATGGTTAAGAATGGTTGCTACAAACAGATTAACTGGTCACTCAAAAGGTTTTTTTTCTGTTTATACAATGCCACCCAATCAAGCAGTGACAAGTGAAAGACAAATTAAAATTAATGAGAAATATAATCAAATACCAGAATATCGTAATGTTAAAAGTATAATCCTTAAAAAGACAAAAGACTTAATAAAAGATTTAAACGCATCCGTTATAAAAAGACTTAAAAATATACATAAAACTGCGTTGTTTTTAAATTCTGATGCTCGCTTAACTAATCCAATACCTGATAATTTCATACAATTAACGGTAACATCGCCTCCTTTTCTTGATGTTATTCAATATGCGGATGATAATTGGCTTCGTTGTTGGTTTAATAATATTAATTCTGAAGAAATTGATAAAAAGATTACCATGTCAAAAACAATTAAACAATGGGAATCAGTAATGCAGGATGTTTTTTATGAATTGTTTAGAATTACCAAAGCTGGTGGATTTGTGGCTTTTGAAGTTGGTGAAATAAAAAACGGAAAAATTAAACTCGAAGACCATGTATTACCGTTAGGCATTAAAGCAAGTTTTGAGCCGGTTGCAATTATTATTAATGAACAAGTCTTTACAAAAACAGCTAATATATGGGGTGTAAGTAATAATAACAAAGGAACAAACACAAACAGAATTGTTTTATTTAAAAAAGGTTAAAATTATGAGACAATATGATTACATAATTATTTCTAAAGAAATGATTGATGCAGCAAAAATGTTAGAAAAAGAAGTAAAGGTACTGAATAAATTAAAATTAGCTGTTAAAGTTATAACTTTACTTATTTAATTAATTTGTAAAGTTATAACTATACTTCTAATTTAGCATTAACATAATAATCATTACATATAAACCAATTAAGTTCTGTATCATACTCAGTTACTTCTATAGTTTTAGTAATACCTTCTGTTACATCACTAAATTCTTTTATACTATACTTCTTATTATTCCAACATATAGCTGTCACAGGCTTTTCATCTATAAATACAAATTCTCTAATAGGAAAGCTAAAGTGTAATAATTCTAAAGTCATAAATTAAATGCCTTTATTGTATGTTTAAATGGATTACCCTCTATATTCTTAATTAATTCTAACATCTGTTGTGCCAATTCTCTAACTTCTAATTGTGCATGTTCACTATTTCTTAATGTTTGAAAGTGATAAAAACTTCTCCAATTAAACATTACATCCATAGTAATTTGACTATTAAATGTTTTAAAGAATCTAGCTGATTCTTTAGCTCTTTTTCTACCAAGAATAGGAGTTAGGTCTTTAAGACATTGATGATATAACAAATTAGATTTTTGATTATGAATTGCTAATATATCATACCAACTTTGTTCTTGATGAAGAGCAATCGTTAAATCACCTTTATTTAAAAAACCAATAGAAGGATATTGATATTTCCAATCTTCAGGTAAATAATACTTATCTTCTTTTAACTCTTTATACCTTGCACTTTCACCATTCACACTTACTCCTATTCTATGTTTAAGTAAATGTATGTGTGTAGCTTGGTCACATGTAACTAAGAAATGTAATGATGATTTCTCAAATGGTGTATGATGTCCATTACTTGCTAAATCTGATAGTAGTTTACCTATCCTATTTCTTTTATCGTCTGTTAATTCTCTTGATGTTGATGTCCATGCAGATAAAGCATGTAATTCATCACTACCATAATATCCTATTAATTCTACTGTATTTCTCATAGTTTTAAGTTTATTCATCTATTTCTTTTAATAGCCCATCTTCATCTGTTACTGTAATAGGAGAATAAAACTCTAAATTTTTAATCTTACCTTCTTTAAATGATTTATTTAGTTTCTTTTCCATTTTAATTACATCTTTAATACCTAAACTAAATTGTAATGATGAATCATCATTTATTATTGCATATATACCTAATTCATATAATTGAGAAATAAATCTAACTTCATCGTTATCAAGTGTAGTGTATTTATGTGCTTTGTGATATGTATATTTCATATTTTTTTATGTTTGTGTGTAAATAAAAAAGATGGGTAGAATAACTACCCATCTCACCCTTAAAATAACAAATCAAATATGTAATCTGGCTCTAACCCAATTTCGTTTAATAAATCCTCTGGACTTTCACCATCAAGCATACGTTCTCTTAACTCTGTAATCAATTCATCTGCTTCATCAGCAGTCATATCATCTCTTGTAATTAATACTTCTTTTAATTCTGACATAATATACGAATTTTGTTTAATAAATTACTATCTAATGCTATGTTATCTTTAGTTATTCTATTGATACACTTCTCTAATGTAATTAATAATAAATCAACACGCATCTTATCTGGATCATCACCAAATCTAGTTAATGATTGTACTTTAGATAGCATCTTAGGATTAATCTTGTAATCATAGATATATTTCTTATCTTCTAATCTTTTAATTACACTATTAAATGTGTCTAGCTTTAGTACACCTTTAATTAAATTGGCTACATTACTGTTGCTATATTGTGCATAATATACACAGTATAGTACAAATCTATCTTCATGTGTCATATATAACTATTGTCTGCAAAACTATAATAATCATCTACACTGCTATTAGTTATTACATGGTCTATTAACTTAATATCAAACAAAGATAAAGCTTTACTTAGTTTTTGTGTTATATCTATATCATGTTGACTAGGTACTAAATTATCAGATGGATGATTATGTACACATATTACTGCTTGTGCACCTAAGTTAATAGCATTTCTTGCAATACGTTGTGTATCTACTATTGTACCTGTACTACTACCCATTGTATGAGGTAATTCTACAGCTATGATTCTATGATTTCTTTTTAAATATACTACACTCATTATCTCATGCCCTGCATACAAATATTCATTCGATATGATTTCTAATACGCTTTTACTACTGCGTACATATTTATCAGTGTAATTGCTCTGTATAGGTTCTAATATTGTTTTTACTCTGTTCATTCTTTAATCTTTTGTATAACTGTTTTACATAATATTTGTTACTTGGACTGTCATCATCTAATATTCTATTTAGATAATAATAACATTGATAAGATTTAATACCTGTTACTTTCGTTATTCTATCAGTAGTATATCCTAACATATTGCGTAATGCAAATACATAATACGCTCTTAAATCTACACTAAACTTACTATTACATTTTCTTATGTATATAGCATCGTATAGTATTTCTGCATCTATATCAAATACATCAGCCATTATTTCATCTAATTCATTTCTGTTCATGTTGTACTAATTTTACTATTGGAAACATACCTATCTCTCTATGTGGTGGATATACTATATTAGATTCTATTAATGCTTCTAATATACCTGTAGTTTTAATAGCTACTTCATCTTTAGCTAATCCTTCTATGTATGATGATGCTGTTACATAAGGCTCACCATCATGAAATAATTGTATAGCTGTACCAGATCTAAGATATTGTGCTAAATGCACATCACATTCAATTCCATTAATCTTTACTTTCATAGTTTTTTATTGTTGTGTGTAAATAAATTTAATTGATTGATTTTAAAGGTTTGTAAAAAAGGATAGATTGTTGTTGAGGGGTTAATGCAACCCCCCACACATCAATTCATACTATTCCTACCAACTTAGTAGGAATTAAAATATTTAACTGATTATCAATATTTTAGCTATAAAAAATAGCTAATTGATTAGCATAAAATAGTTAATTGATTATAATATATTTAACTTATAAGTTAATGAGGTATGTACACGATTACCAAGTTAAAAAGTTGTAAACGAATCCATAAAAAATATCAAGAGCAGCGTAATACTACTCTTGAATGTGCATCAATACCATGTATTTGTATCATTTGTACGGTTGTATAGTTATATTATCAGAGCGTAAGCAATTAAAATACGAGCCATAAGTAGAGCACGATTTAGATTTGCTTTTGTATCTAGTACCAATCTTACCATCAAATACAAGATTACGAGCTTCTTGTATAAAGTGCATATTAGCATAAGGCATACTAAAGTCCATTAATTGTTTATTAGAAACAAATATGACTTTAACATCTCTATACCTATTATGGTCTGTGTCCCAACTACAATATGTCTTTTTTAATCTCTTATGAGATATACCTGTAAAGACATATATCGTATGTATTTTAGTAGAACAATCAAAATGTGAAAAAGACAATCTATTGTTCCAACGACCTGCTGACCAATTAAAATGGTCGTGTAATTTGTTAGTACGCATAGTTACGTATTTAAGGGTTAAAAATATGAGTGTGATTAACCTACACACTCGTTGTACCTACATTGTCTTAATTGAGGTTAAGAATATAGTTTGGATAGATATGTCTATGTTTTAACAGCTAGACTTAGTTTCACTATCACGTTCAGGCAGTTGAGTGCAACTGTACAACCAATGTATTGTAACATATAGTTCTCACGCTATACATTAAATACTTTTTAGCTTATGGTGAAGCACTTTTATATCTTATGTATATATATAAGGTGTAAGAATAATCCTACACCTTATTATATATAGTATTACGCAAAAGCGTTAGTAACAACTTCAGCTTGTACGTCAACTGTTTCTAACTTTATCCAAGTAGGTTTATCATGTCCTAAAAACATAGCACAATGACCGTCCTTACTTTGACCTAAAGTAGCATATTGATAAACGTCAAGACCTTCAAAAGTCTTAACTTCACCTGTCTTAGGATTAACAACAGGTTTAATATCAGTTGCGCTAGGATCTTTGAACGTAGTACGTGCAATAACTGCAACTACATTACCTTCTCCTGCTTTAATATCAAACAATGCGTTAATATCAGTAGGAAAAACAATATTATTGTTTTTATCCTTTGTACAATGTTTGGCAAATACGTCTTTGTTAAACGTAAACCAAACAGTAAAAGTAAATGTATCATTATTGTCAAGACCTAACGCTCTTGCTAATAATACATTAGTATTAGTACTCTCACCAACAAAATTAGTTGGTAATGAAGAGCGTTTAATACTACCTCTGAATTGTACGTTAACATTCTGAGGATTTTTGTTAGATTGTCTAACATTAATGATTTCTAACTGTTGCATAATGCACGAGTTTAATGGTTAATTAATAAATAAAGAAATAGCACCTAAGTACAATACCCACGTGCTAATTGATTACCAAGTTATGCAGTTGTAAACGATAATTTAAAAAAAAAGAAATAAAGAGAGAATGTCAAGTATATGACATTCTCTCTAATACTTTAATAGGGATAGTAATTAAACTATCCCTTATATGTCAATCATACATAGTATCATTCCATTCTTTACCAGCAAATGAAGATATAACTTTATTAGTAAATATCTTTTTTGCACATTCTATTGCAATCGTATCATCATAAACTCCATAGTCACCACTACTTTTATATAGTATAACTTTATCATTAAAGACTTTCATCCATCCGCCGTTTATAGCATTCCATTTTCCTCCAGAAAAGAATTCATTTAACTGTGCATGGAAATTAGCACCTAATTCATAAGGATCAAAACAAAATCTATATTCATCAGTCATATCATTCTTTTGAATTAGAAACTTAATCCCTTTATCATTAGTATAAGTCTTTAATATCGGTAATTCTGCTAAATTAGCATACAACTTTCTTGCATGACTATTTAACTTATCTTTCAGTTCTTGTGAAACTTCACATTGTTGTCTGAAATGTTTCTCCCAATCAGTATTGTGATGATCATCAATCTCGTCTTCGATTATAGATTTTTGTGCTTTTAACATGTGTAACATGTTTTCTAAGTCAGTAATCTCTTGAAGAGAGGTAACAACCATTTTAATACTGTTCTTGTGTTGTTCTGCAATAATACATTGTAATTCCTTTCTTAGGTCTTGTTTGTACCTATGAAAGTCTGAATAGGTCATGTGTGTACCATTTGAAAGGTACACAAATCTATTAGTTTTTCTAATAACCATAGATTCTAATTTTTCTACTGACATGTTTTGGTCTAACATATTTAATAATTTTGGTTAATAATCAATTAAAGAAATTAATAAATAAACTATTTGATTATTAAGTTTTTAACTTGTAAACGGTTGTATAAAAATACAGAGAAAGTGCCAATTAAATTGGCACCATCTCTAATATTTCATTAATATCATAATCATACTCCTCAATTTTATAGACGTATTTTAACTCCTCAATACCATAATCTTTATCATACTCATAAGCATACGATAACAAATCAATCGCTTCATCAACTGTATTAAACTCGTCCATAACAGTAATGAAATCACCACTAGGATTAAACGCAAGAACACGATACATTTTCATTTGTAATATATTAAGAGTGAAACAATCAAATAAAGAATAGGTCGTATAATGTCTAATCATACGACCTAATAGGATTTAATCAAAATCCCATTCTAATGAATCCTCTGGACTCATTATTGAACCACCAATCGTAACCATAACGTATCGATTTAGTGTGACGAATGCAATGTTCAGTACATTGATAAACTACCGTGTGAAATTAATCACACGGTATCTGATTACAAAGTTAAATAGGTTGTAGACGATAATTTCAATGGCACTATATCTATATTATATATAGTAATACGACTTTTAACTTTAAATTGATACGGGGGTATGTAAATTTACAATTCGATGGGGGGCTTGATTATAACATACCACCACATTTATAGCCATTTTCAATACTATACAATATAGACACACAGAGGTAATAAAGTAGTGTATTTATGACACTATCTATCAAATATTCAAACAATACAGTATGATATTTGAATTTATTTTTACTATTATTTTCCATTATAGTGTAATATAACTTTTTTTTATTTTTTCATTTTTACCTCTTGACTTGTATTTGATTTTGTATGTAACTTAGGGTGGGTGGTAGGGAGATATGTGAGTAAGTTGTAAGTGGAGGTTGAGGGTTGGGGTTTGTCCATACTATGCCTTGTTCTCACCTAACATTTGTATAATTAGATTTATGTTGTATATTTACAACAAAATCTGTTATATGAATATTCCTTTAGTTGTAAAGGTTAGTAGTAAGAAGAATCTCTATAAGAATTTAATTAGTATTATACAATGTCTATTATCAGAAGATAGACGACTTACTGCTACAGAAATAGATGTATTATCACATTTATTATCTAAGCCACAAATTCACACACAGTTTAATGATAAGAATAGAAAGTTAAACATAAAAGAGTTAGGTTTAACTGATAGTGCATTTGCTATGCAAAGAGCAAGGATTGCTAAGAAAGGATGGATTGTAGATAAACTTCCAGACAAGTTTATATATAAGGTGTATAAGGAGTGTGATAATGAAATAGAGTTAAGTATTAAAATTAAAGTAAATGAAGGAAATTGAATCAGAAGTAGCTAAGAGATTAAACATTGATGAAGAACAGGTACATGTAGTAATTAGCGATATGTTTAAAGAAGTTAGAAGTTACTTACAAAAACCTGATTTAGTAAAACATGGAGTATTGTTACATAAGTTTGTTAGGATAGAGTTAAATTATAATAGTATAGAAAGGTATATTGAGTATAGAGAAGCTAATCCTAATGCTAAGACTAGACAATATGAATCAATAGAGTATTACAAAAACATTTTAAATAAAAAAGATTATTATGGAAATTCTAAAAAGTAATTCTAAGTTAAAGAATACGTCTGTAGAAGATGTAGCTTATGAGAACAGACCAAAGAACAAACATTTCTTTAATACTAGTTCTGATAAGATAGATAATACTGCGTTTAAGAAGGATGCTGAATTAGTAGAACAAGGGTATAAGCGTACATTAACTGATTCACAACAGTATAATGCTAACATTAGGAATATTGATAAGAGATATTCTAAACTTACACCTTTAGCATCTTATATTGTAAGAATATGTGTTGCAGAAGATAAGGAGTTAAGTAGTGGTATTATTCTACCTACTATTATGTCTACTCGTAAACAAACTAATAGTGGTATATTAGGTGATAAGATACCTGATCCTTTTAAGTTTACTTCTAAAGCTGTAATTGTAGCAGTACCAGAATATGAAAAGGAATTAAAGATTGGTGATTTAGTACAAATTGTTAGACCTAGAACTATTGTAGATGGTGATGCTATTGCAGGATTTGAATATGAGTATATTCATCCAGATAATAATGCAGTACAAGCACCTAGTAATATTAAGGATGTTGACTTTGGATATGCTATTATACCTAGAAATATGATTAAAGTTATTATCAATGAATAAATACACGAACTATGGCATAATGCTTAGCATTATAGCTATTTTAAGTATATTTGCGTATAAATACGTATCACGACCTGTAATAGTAGAGAAGTTTATTACTAATACAGTCATTGATACTGTGTATGTACAACAACCTCCACAAGTAATTACAAAGTATATACAATTAGATAGTATCGTATTAGACACTGTTTACTTTAAAACTAATGATACTTTATACATTACTGACAAATATCAAGATAGTATTATATATAGAGTAGTAGAATTAAAGCCATCTTTGTTACCTGTAATTAATACTACAACAAACAGTTTTAATGAAGGTATGTTATTAGATAAACATACTAGATTAAGATTGTATGTAGGTAGCACATTTGATAGTAGGGGATTAATATACACATCCCCTACTTTGTATTTGAATACAAATAGATTTAACTTTGGAATATCAAAAACTATAAATAATAATGAATTTAAAATCTCGGCTGCAATACGTATTGGTAAGGATTAAATACGTATTATCTAATTTGTTTAATGGTAACGCTTATTATTATGTAAAAGGACACTTGTTGTATAAGATACATGGTAAAGCTATTCTAACTGTATTAAGACGACAAAAAGAATGTAAGATTTGTTTTGATAGAGTATATTGTATAGAATGTGGATGTGAAACTATTCCTTTATTTTTAAGTGGTAAAAAATGTAAAACAAATGGATTGGCAACAAACAGAAGTAGATCTAGGTAGTATCAAACCTAATCAATCTTATACCTTTAACTTTTTATATAAAGGTAATCATAAGATATTAAGTGTAGAACCTCAATGTGGTTGTACAGCAGTTAAAGCTGATAATAACTTAATTAGCGGTACTTATAATAGTGGTGGATTTCCTAGTTATGCTAAACAACAAGGATTTACTAAGTTGAATATAGTTAAGACTATAGATGTACTTACTAGTGATGAAAAGAAACATAGACTAACAATTAAAGCAGAACTCAATGAACTTTAAAGGATTTCCTGTTATCTATAGTAAGACGTTAGATAATGAAGATACTACATTGTATCAGAATATAGTAGAGAATATGAATACGTCTTATGACTTAGAACCTTTTAGTAATGATGAAAGAGTATTAATGACGTTCATTGATATTGAAGGATTGTTACAAGTAAGTATTCGTAGTGTATTAGCTGATGATGGAACTGTAATAGAAACTCAATCATTAGTAGAACATGGTGAGAATGATAATAGAGCACACTTTATTGTAGATTTACCTGTAGAAGAATGTATTAAAATATTTACAACTGATGTATAAATTTATTAATGGTAGTAATGGAGATTATAGTTTAAATTTCTGGACATTAAATCCACAAATTACACTAATCAACCCATTTAGAAAGTTATATGAAAGAGATACTACTAAAGATAAAAGTGTATCTTCTTTAGAGATGTGGTGTGTATATATGTATTGTGATCCTAGTTATGACAATAAGATTTATAGATTACCTCCTGATAAGAAGTTAGAAGCTATTAATTACTTAGCACCTAACTTTGATAAAGATAATGATGAAGTTATACAAGAGTGTATAGAACAATATGATATTCATTGTTTGACTAGTGCAGCTAGAGCATTTAAAGAAGAAGAAATATCTTTATTAAAACGTGCTGAATTTATTAAAGATGCTCCTTATACTTTTGATGAAATAGCTACTAGTAGAAATGGTGATTATTTATATACTAAACAAGGTACTCCTATTATGATTAAAGGTACTGCTAAAGACTTAGATGCTATGCGTAAGAATACGCTAACTATATATAAGCAGTATGAAGAAGTAAAGAAAATGTTTGAAGAAGAACAAGGTGAATTAAGAGTACATGGAGGTAGAAAAGAATCTATATTTGAAAAGGGTGAATTGTTAGAAGTTACAGATGATACTGATTGATAATAAACCTATATATACTGATTATATTAAGTTAGAAAATCAAGAACAGTTTTTAGCTAAAGTACCTTTATTACACCCAGACGATCCTAGATATGTGCTTTATTGGTCTAAAGAATTTAAGAAATGTATTGAAGGTACATGGGGTAAGATGTTTGATGGGTATAGATATATGCCTGGTAAGTTATACTTTTATAAGAATTACTTTTTAATACAAGATACAGATGCTAATAAACAGACTAAGTATGTAAGACCTAGAACAGATGATATAGAATGGGAGTTTGCATATATGTCATTAGAAGCACATGGATTTAGTGGATTTGAATTAGATGATGAATACACTTCATTAGAACTAGTTAAAGAATTAGTAGAAGTTAATGATTTTGTATTAGAGAAGTTTCCAGAAGTAGTTAATCCTCACACTAAAAAACTAAAGACTTATATACCTGCTAGAGAGAATATAAAGAAGTTACATGATAAACCATTAGGTAGAGCATATATGCGTAATCCTACATGGAATGAATTTATATTAGGTACAAGAGGTGGAGGTAAATCATTTACTGCTGCTGCTGAAATAGAACATGGGATTATATTTGATGGTACTACTATATATAATAGTGATTTTATTAAAGGTAAACTAACTGCTGAATTTATTGTAGGTAGTGCTGATAGTGATAAGTCATCTGAATTATGTAACAAGGTTAGAACTTCTATAGAAGCTAAAGCTAATCCTAACTTTAGAGATTTATTTGGTATATGGGGTAATCCTGGTGATGATGATTTTACACCTAGTCCTTTATTTAAAGATATGACAGGTAGTTTAGTTAGTCCTAATAAGAAGAATCCTTATAGACATGAATACAAAGTACAATTAGGAGGTAGATGGGTAACAAAAGGTACTAACTCTAAATTATTTCATGTTAATTATAGTAGTAAAAAAGGTGATGGAGCACAAGCAGCTGCAGGTGGTAGATATTTAAAGAGTATTATAGAAGAAACAGGATTATTAGATAATGTAATAGAAGTACATACGTCTAATGATTCTACTATTGCTAGAGATGGTGTAAGATTTGGTGTTGAAAGGTATCAAGGTACGTCTGGTAATATTGAATATATACAAGCATCTAAAAAGATGTTTCTTAATCCTAAAGATTATAGAATACTATCATTTTATAATCATCATGGTAATGAAGGTGCTAATAAACAAGTAGGATTCTTCTTACCATTTTATATGGTATTACGACAGTTTAAAGATAAAGATGGTAATACTGATTATACTAAAGCAGCTGAATACGTAAATAAGATTAGAAAAGAAAAACAATCATCTACTAATCCAGACGTATTAAGAGAAGAAAAGATGAATAGACCATGTTTCATAGAAGAAATGTGGGTAAATGCTAAAGGATATTTATTACCTTATGATGAAGCTAGTGTTAGAGAAAGAGAGTTAATGGAATATGATAGATATAAAGCATTAGAAACTCCTGTAGAATTAATATGGGATAGTAATAGTGTAGGTGAGAATGTAATTAATGGTGTAAGATATAAGATTAATCATAATGTAGAACCTTATAGAGATTATCCTATTGATCCTTCTAAACGTAAAAGTCCTAATGGTTGTATAGTAATTTATGAATTTCCTAAAACAATAGATGGTAAGATACCTAATGATATGTATATGTTTGTAGGACATGACCCTTATGTAGAAGAAGATTTAGATAGAGGAGGTTCTGTAGGTAGTACTTATATTATTATGAATCCTAAATATGCTATACATGGATTTAATGGTAATACTATTGTAGCATCATATATAGATAAACCTATAGGAGGATTAGATGAATATTATGAGAATCAAGAGAAGTTATTACAAATGTATGGTAATCCTATGCAAGGATTATGTATAGAAAAGAACAGAGGACAAGATTGTAGAGCACATTATATTAAGAAGAATAAGACGTATTTATTGATGCCTTCACCTCAAAGAGAACAAGGAACTAATATTTATCAAAAAAATATTGTATCTTATGGATATAATGTAGGCAATAGAATTGTTAAGTTACAATTAGCCAAGATGATAAATGGTTGGTTGTTAGAAGAAACAACATTAAATGATGGTACAAAGAAGAATATAGAACGTATTCCTTGTTTGTATTTATTAAGACAGATAATGGCTTATGACTTAGATGGAAACTTTGATGCTGTTGATGGATTTAGAGGATGTATAGTAGCATTAAGAGAATATGAAAATAGACAATACTCACAAACATTAGTTAAACAAGCTAATGTTAATACTTTTAATAACATATTAAAGAATCGTAAAATATTTAAACATGGCAAAGAAAGAGAAAGGGCACGTACTTAGTGATTTTCTAAAACTAAGGATTGCTGAAAAAGATAAAAATAAAGAATGGTATAAATATCAAGCTGATAGAATTATACCTGCACATGCTACTGCAACAGTAGAAGATTATGATGAAATGAAGAAGTTATATGAATTTAGAAATAATGATTTAAGTAGATGGAAAGATGAAGTAGATTATTATTGTGGTAGTTTAGAAGAATATGGTGCTACAGAAGAAGAATTAATACCTTACAATCCTATACCACAAAAGATTGAAGTATTAAAAGGTGATATGTTAGCAAGAGGTAATAACTTTAAGATTATACTTCTAACTGCAAAAGCTATACAGAGTAAGAATAAAGAATTGTATAACAAGATTGTAGAGCGTGTTAATACAGAATTGAAGCTAGTGATAGAAGAACAAAAGATGATGATGGATGGTATGACACCAGAACAAGCTAAAGAATATGTAGAACAACTTAGAGCAGAACTTACGCCAGAAGATTTGAATATCAAAGACTATATGTCAGAGAATGAAATCTTAGCTAACAAGTTATTACAATATACAATCTTTGACCAAGAGATTAATACTAAAAGACTTGAATCATTAGAAGATACATTAATTGCTGATAGATTCTATTTGTATAATGGATGGAAACATGGTAAACCTCATATTGAAGTATTAAATCCTTTGAATGTTGGTTTTCATAAGAATCCAAACTCACCTTATATACAACATAGTGATTGGGTATGGCATAGAGATGAAATTACAGTAGCAGACGCATTACAGATATATGGTAATCAATTATCTGATGATGAAATTATGGAAGTAATACAATATGGACATACTATTAATAGTATAGATAAACGACACATGACTGAACCTGTATTTGATTATACAAGGTATTATTCATTGTTAGAGAAGTTAGGTGAAAAGACTACTAAAGGTGTAGGTTTACATCAAGGTACATCACTAACTAATATTAATTTTACTGCTACATTATGGAGAGTACATTTAGAGTTTAAAGCATTTCAAGAAGTAGTATTTCTTACTGTTACTGATGAATATGGTGAACCTATAACTGTTACTTTAGATAAGAAAGCAGATATTATACCATCTTATGCAGATAAAATTAAGTTTACTAACAAATGGCATCAAGAAGATGACAAGTATGTATGGAGTGATGAAACAGGTTCTATTTATGAAGCAGAAGTTGTATGGATTCCTAGACGATATGAAGTTACTAAATTAGGTAATGATATAGTTGTAGATGCTAGAGTAGTACCTAATCAACCTGATTATGGTGATGATCCCTGGGGTAGATTTGAATTATCATACAAGGGGGGTATATTGAATAGTAGGAATGCTAAAACTATAAGCATGATGCAACGTGCATTACCTAGTGCATTTCAATATATGTCAGTTAAAAGAGTACAAGATAGAGAATTAGCTGCGTATGTAGGTATGGAACGTGCTGTTGACGTAGATCAAGTACCTGATGAATTAGCATTAGACCATGAAGGTAATCCTCAACAAGGACAAGATAGATTATTAATGGCTGATATTATTGCTAGAAAGACTAAGACTAGATATTATAGTGGTAGTAGAACAGCTAATGGTATGCCTTTACCTTCAACTAGAGGTACAGGAGTATCATATAATATGGTAGATAGTACTACACAATTAATTAATCTACAAAACTTAGCTACTTTATTATCACAAGAAGCTGGTATGATGATGGGTATTCCTCCTCAAAGAGAAGCACAAGTTATGCCTTATACTAATGTTACTGATAATAGACAAGCACTAGTACAATCTACATTAGCTACACAATCTTTATTTTATTTTATAGATAAGGTATGGTCACATGCAATCAATGAACACTTATTTAATCTAAAGACTTATATGAAGAATGTCTTTAGTAATAATCCTAATCTTACTAATCATCAATTTATGTATATATTACCTGATGGTACTAGAGATTTATTAAGTGTTACACCTGAATCTGTAGAACTATTAGAAGATTTAGGACTATACTTATTTGATAGTGGTAGAGATCAAGTATATTTCCAAATGATGCTACAATCTATTCATGCTATTGCACAAAATGCAGGAGAAGGGGTAGAATCATTATCTGCTGTATTAAAGTCTTTAACTTCTACTAATAGTGTAGAAGAAGCACATAAGATTATACAAAAAGAAGCTGCACGTCAAGCTAAGATGAAAGAACAAATACAACAACAGCAACAACAAATGCAGATGGAAGTACAAAAACAACAAAGAGAACTACTTAAATATCAAGCTGATTTAACACTACAAGGTAAATTAGCAGAGATAGAAGCACAAGGTAAATTCAATATAGAAAGAAGTAATATAGAAGTGAATAAGTTTGCATTACAACACGACATTAATTTGAATAAGATTAATGATGCACATGAAAAGGATGAAATGAAAATGGAACACGATGCTAAGCAAAAAGAGTTAGATAGACAGATAGAAAGAGAAAAATTAGAATTAGAAAGAAGAAAGATTTTACAATAAAGTGTAGTTTGTATTTATCTTTTATCGACTATAGACTTATGAAACAATTATAACTAAATTTGTGTTATTATGGAAAATGTACAAGAAAAGTCATTGTTTGACGATTTAGTATCTTTTGATGAACCTACTTATGTTGAAACAGATGAACAAGTTGAAACTGACAGGGATGAAAATATCGATAACAGCGATATTCAGACTGATGAAGTCGAAGATAGGGAGGAAGATACTAATGAAACTGATGAATCAGTTAGCGAAGATAACTCAGAAGAAACAGACGATAGAGTAGAAGCACTCTATGAACTGCTAATTGAAAACAGGGTTATTGCCAAACAAAAAGACTTTAAACCTACCTTAGACAATTTACAAGGAGTTTTAGAGAATTTGCCAGAGCAATACTTTCTTAAAGCAGCAGAGGCATTACACCCTGACGCTAGAGAAGTAGCTAAGGCATTATTTTATTTAGGCGAGAATGCAACTAAAGATGAAATCATTAAAATGCTAGATAGTGATTACACTCCTAGTATTAATTTAGATGATGATGATAGTGCATACAATTACCTTGAAAGTAAATTAAAAGATACTAAAGCATTTAAAGATAAGAACTATCTAAAGAAATACTTAGATACTCTTAGAGATGATAATGAGTTAGTAGATGCTGCTAAAAAGTTATATCAAGAAGAATTGAGTGAAGTTGAACAATCTAAACAGACTAGATTAGAACAACTAAAACAACAAAAAGTTCAAAAAGAAGAACAAGTAAAACAATTCTATCAAAATATAACTAATGAGTTAAATGCACTACCTTGGGAACAGAGTAAGAAAAAACAAGTTATTGATTACTTACAACCTGACAAAGTAGAAAGTATTAATTCATTGATACAGTCATCACCTAGAGCAATAATACAACTTGCTGATATATACAGCAGGTTTAATGTTGATACAAAAGAGTTTGATTTATCAGATTATGAACTAAAGATGGAAAGTAAGAAAAACAATGCTATGAAAGATAACGCTAAGAAAGCTAAACTTGATAGTATATTATCTAAAGTTAAGTCTGGTAAGAATAGCTCTGGTGATTCGTCACCAAAAGGATTTTTCTCTCAATTCGAAAAAACTGATTAATTATGTTAAGAAGAAGAAGCGCACTTGAAAAAGTAGCAAGAAAAGGTTGGGGTGGTTCATATCTTGATAGTTTTACTCATGCTGAACTATTCCGTTCTTATGGTCCTACATACTTTGGTATGGTGGATGCACAGTTGTTTTCTAGTGAAATAGAAAGCAATATTATTAACAAACCTTGGGTATGGCTTACAGCTGCACAAGGTAATATGATGTCAACTGAACCTGGTAAGAATGACTATTGTTGGAGATTAGCAGAAGATGTTGAAGCTGATGCTAGAATTACAAGAGTAGTTAGTGATACTTACCCTGGTAAAGGTCTAACTGAATTTCAAATTTATTTAGATAGAGGTTGGTTTCATGAACCTGTAATGCTAAAAACAGAATCACACGATGCTCCATTACTTAGAATTATTGGACATCCTGTACAAATTTCTGCTAATGAATGGCAATACACAGTTAAATTACAAGATGGAAACCCAGCATCATTTATTGATCCTGCGTATTTTACACCAGGTCGTAGAGTAATTGATGGAGGTACATCTACAACTGATGAATTGAACTACAAATATGGAGGTGATTACTTCGCTAATGTATTTGAACTTCAATCACACATTGGTTACTTAGGTAGAAAAGTAGAAGTTACTGATAAGTTTATTAGACTTGAAATGGCAGGTAAGAGTGGTGGTATGAGTTATGGAATTAGTGGTAGAGGAGGTTCATATTCTGATGGTAAAGCTATTGGAGTAGGATATGTATATCAACCAGGTCTTGCTGATAAAACTAAGTCTAAAGAAATTCCTAAAGGTTCATTCGTTACTATGGCAGAAGCTAGACTTGCTGAGAGATTGAATGAAGATAAGAACTTTATGGCTGAGTTTGGTAGAAATGAAGTTACTGTTGATCCTGAAACAGGTAGACCTTTGAAAGTTGCACCAGGTTGGAGACAACTTAGAAAAGATGGTCATTACAGACCTCACAATGGTAGTTTGACACTATATAATATCTATGAGAAGCTACAAGATGCTTTCACTACTAGATATGGTGTAGGAGAACCTGTTGTTGTACTTAAAACAGGTAAAGGAGGAATTGAATTGTTTTCTAGACTTGTAAAAGAAGAAGCAGGATTATCTCCATTTACTTTGGTAGATAGCTACTTTGTAGGTAGAACTCAAAGTGAAATTACTCCTAACGCATTGAAGTTTGGAGCACAATTTACAGAAGTATTGATGCCTAATGGTATTACTATTAAAGTAATGTATGATCCTACTAAAGATAATCCTAGATATTATCCTGAGAAAGTACCTGGTACACATTATTCTTATGAATCATTTACATTCGATTGTTTAGACTTAGGTCAAACTGATGCTGCACCTGCTAGTGCAAGAAGTAGAAGTAACATCGTAGGTGTATATGAAGAAGCATACGAAGAGTATTTCATGGTATCTAATGTTTATGATATTTACAGTGGTGCTAAGAAGAGTGGTGAGAATGTAGCTGTACTTGATAAACAAGCAGGTATTTATAGAGGTACTTCATTTGGTATCAATTTCTGGGATATGTCTAGAGTACTTTGTATGCCTTATAATGCTTAATTAATTAACTAAATAAACTAGCACGAAAAGCTATGAATCCATTAAAGATTATTGTAAAACCTGTACCTAGAGAGAGTGTACAGCGTAGACATTTGACACCTGTAAAAGTATTTGACCCTAATCAAGGAGTGTTTGTAGATACAGGGCATGTAAGTGGTAAGACTAAAGCTAAAAACGCAGTAGAATCTTTACCATTTCAACCTGATAGAGAAAAAGGTAAATATAGAACAGGTTTAGAAGAACTAGTAGAGAATGATTTTAAAGGTATGGATGTAATGACCTTGAAGTCACAGAGATCGTTAAATAACGAGTGGGATGATATACTAGAACGAGTTGTTAGTCAAGATAAAATATCTAGACAGACTTTATATGAAATTATGGATGGAGTAAGTCCTGATTTCTATAATAGTAAAATAACTTATGATAGTATATCACCCACATCATTATACGGCTCTAATGATGGACATAGGACATTTATTGAAACCTTTGAAGTAATTATGTATGATGGAGCAAATGTGTTTTCATCTGATACTGCAAGAGGTAGGTTAGCAATACAACTATTAAAGAATAGGGTTGATGTATCTATTGATAAGAACTACAATCCTAATACTCATAGATGGTATATTGCAGAAGAAAACGAAGAAGAATTGGATAGAGTAAAAGTACATGAACTAGAGAATGAAGCTGTATTCTATTTATTTGAATTGAAACAGAAATTCCCTGAGTTTAAATTGTATCAAACTGCTATTCAATTAAAAACTGCTAACAATATACCTTTAATTAAAGGAGAAGTAGCACCTTCTATTGTTTATGACCAATTAAATAGTTTTATCAAATCTAAAACTAAAGATAAGAAAGACAATATCGCTAAGTTTGTAGAATTGATAGAAGTATCTAAGAAAAGTCCTCACTTGTTTGAATTAAATTATTTAATACAACAAGGATTAAACAGTAATACATTATTCTATGATAAAGGACAGTTGTATTGGAAGTCTAAAGCTGGTGAACCTAATGTGTATGTTTGGCGTAATGAAGATGCGTTTAGAGCATTCATGTTGAATGAATCAGAAAAATTCAACCCAAAGGAAAAGAATATGTCGAATTACTATACAGATTATGTTGAAGAATTAAAGTTAAAAGGAATTAGATTACAATAATGAGCGTACTAAAACTTCATTGGCAGTTTAAACAAAGGTTTAATAAGTTAGATAGCGATAACTTTCGTGATTTAACTCCAATGGAGATAGATGAAAGAATTAACGATGCAGTAGGTATGTTTGGTGAACAGTTTTTTGCTGATGAATCTCATGTACAAAGACTTGATTGGTTATCACCTTTAATCTATACAGAAACTATCAATGTTACAAAACTAGATAGTGATAAGTACACAGTTGATCTAACGAAATTAACTCATGATTATTGGCATATTAAAAGAGTTAGTGCATCTACAGATTGTGGTGCATTAAACTTTGAAATAGTAGGACATGGTAGATTAGGTGATGTACTAAGGGATGAATTTCAAAAGCCATCTAAGAAATGGTTTAGATTAATTGGTTCTTTAGAAAATAGTAAGTTAATTATTTACACAGGAGGTAATTGGCTTATTGATAATATCACACTAACGTATGTTAAATATCCTAAACCTGTATTCTTTGGTGGTTATGATACCATAGAATATATTGATTGTGTAAGACAACAAATAAATGGATGTACTCAATATAATAATATTGAATCTACACCACAGGATTTAGAGATAAAAGATATAACTGTAAGACGAATGATTGTTGAATATGCTGTTAAAGAAGCACATAGAATACTAATGAATACAAATGGACTAAACCTCCAAAATGAAAAACTCAACAATTTGATAACTACTTAATTATTTTAAAATGAGAAAAAACTCAGCGCAAACTGCGCAAATCGTAGATTTTATTTATGCTAAAGTTGACAATGCTAATGACAATGTTGCATTGGTAGCTGCAGGTTCTTCACACAATATTACTAATGGTGAAGTTCAACTTTTAGACCCTCATTCTAGTACAGGAGATTTTCTTCAAACTGCTGACGCTGCTAACTATGAAGAAATTCAAATTGTACAAGGTACACCTAACTCTACTGCATTGTATAATGTTGACCCATTTGGTACAGGTTATCCAGATGTAGAAAGAAGTGGAATTCTAAAAAAAGGTAAAGTATTAAGTGTAGCTAAATACCCTTTTGCACTACCTACTTATCAAACACTTCAATTAGATTTTACAGGTTCTACAATTAAAGATTACACAGAAGCAAACAAATATCCTATCTATCAGACTGTATTTACTATGCAATCTGTAAGAGGAGATATTGTTTATGGAATGAATAAAGAAGTATTTAGTATTTCTTATCAACCTCCAACATCAAGTGCATCTGTAGGAGCATTTATTAAACACTTTGTAACAGAAGCTAACAAGTTTAGTAATGTTGTAGGTAATGTTACTAATTTAGGTGGTACTAAACCATTTATGGTATTAGCATTAGATACTACTACAACTGTAGCTGATTCTATCGGTAGATTAAAAGTAGGTGATTCATTTACTTTTGCTACTTATAATGGAATTAATGTTAGTTACACAGTAGATGAACAGTTGTTTAATACTTTTGCTGAAGCTATTACAGCTAATAATGCACTACATAATATTGCAGGAGATCCCCTTGCATTTGTTAGTGGATATAAGATTATAAATGCAAATACTGCTACATTTAGTGGTAATGAATTAATCTTGATTGTATCTTTAGATGAAACTCCACTACTTGCATTTGATGATGTAATGGAAGTTAAAACTAGAATTGATGTAGGTGTAAACGATTTGACTTACACTAAAACTGAACTAGTTAAACCCTTTGAAGGTACAGGTTTAGGTAGACAAGTACTATTATGGTACAGACAAAAAGCTAAACTACAGAAGTTTAATATGCAGAATCATCCTATACATGGAGAGTTCTTCATTAATCAGGATTTGCCAGAATACTTTACTACTACAGGTAAATATTCACTTACTGTAATTGATTACTTTGATACTGTTGATACAATCAATGGTACAAGTTATCATCCTAAGCAAGTAGTTATCGTACACGATGCTGCTGTTGCAGAAAAATCAACAGTTAATAAATACATTAGAGATATTGTATCTGCTGCTGTTGTTACAGGATATAATGTTACAACTACTGCGACTGCTAACTTTGAAAATCAACTTACTGCATGGATTGCTGATTCTAATAATGATTACAAAGCTGTAAAATTCTTAGGAACTGCTGCTGTTGATAATGTGACTTTTGGTTAAATAATTAATATAAGGAGGGGAGTAATATCCCCTCCTTTTTAAACAACTAATTAAATTATGTACAAACTATTAGCCTTATTAAACGTAGATAGTATAATTAAATCAAATGGATTTGCAGTATTTGTGATGTTTGGTATGATGACAGCTATGGCATATACCTTATGGAATCAATACAACAAGACTAACGAAAGACTAACCATTGTAGAACAGCAAGTACTTGAATGTTACAAAGAGAACAGTCAAAAGAATCAAGAGTTAATACAAAAGAATACTAGAGTATTAGAAGAAGTTATTATTATATTAAAAAACAATTAAAAACAAACAACTATGAGTATTGCAATCGATAAAGCTACTAAATTAGTAGAAAGTCTAGCTAAAGTCGCATCATTAGCTGCATCTATTGATAAAAACAAAGATGGTAAGATTGATTTGAATGAAACTATTACAGTAGTACAAGCGTTTATTGTAGAAGGAATTAATGTATTTGGTGATTTTAATGAAGGATTAAATCAACTTAGAAATGCAGATTCAGAAGCTATGAAAACATTAGTAGAAGCATTTAAAGTTAAGTTTGATTTACCTGCTGATGATTTAGAATCATTGATTGAAGATTGGATTTCAGTAGTAATTGAAGTAATAGATATTATTCAATACACAAGCAAGTATCTAAAAGCAGAATAAATGTTAACAACAATTATAGCTAGTAATTTTACTACTATAACTATATCTGGTAACGCACTTGAACAATACATGTCTAATAGTCCTAAAACAGGTACATTAAAGTTAGAAGTGTATAATTGTTCAAGTGCTAGTCCAGCAGTAATTATAGACTTAACACAAACTATAGCTACACCTAAAACTATTAATGGTACAGTAGGAAGTTATAATTACATTGTAACCTTATCAGACTTAAATATGACTACTGTTATTACTAATGGTGTATATAACTTTAAATTGAAATATGTCAATACTACATCTTATGAAGATACAAGTATTGTTTATATAAATAAAGATATTGCATGTAAGTTAATTAACTATTATGCAGATTTTGGATTAAAGGATTGTGAATTAAAGAAATGTTCTGAGAATGAATACTTTTTTCCATACATGTTTGATGATTTGTTGCAACGAGCAGACTCTTGTAATGATTTTACATTTGATAATGCTTGTATGTTATACAATACAATGATTACTTTATTAGACACAACTAAACTAAACGATTGTGGATGTAAAGAGTAAGGCATATTGTGATACACAATTAAAGACAATTAATGTAGCTACAGGATATTTATATAGAGTAGCTTGTGATGAACCTGAATTGTGTAAGAATATGACTAGATTATGGGCATATAAATTAGCAGAAGCTAATCCTTCATGTGCTAAATCCTCTGATATTATTAAATCAATTAGTGAAGTGTTTAATGCACTACCTAGTTATAAAGATAAAGATACTACTACTAGTAATTGTGCTATTTCATTTCAAGATGTTACCCCTGTAATATCTTGTCCTTCAATTACATTCACAGATTTAGATGCGTAACTATGTCAGTAAGGATAACTAAAAATATTAGAGTAACAGGTCAAGCACCTTTTCAAGAAACATTTGCTATTAGTAATGCTTTAGTAGTAGTACAGAATGTTAAACAAACTCCATATACAGGATATTCAGATTATACATTTGATATTGTATATCCTAGTTCTGCATTAGTAGGTACTACTAGTATTGTATTAAATGTTACGTCTGGATGTGGTAATGCAAGTAGTTATAATGTATCAGTAGCATCACCTTGTTCATCGTTCTCATTAGGTAATGTAATTAGAGATGCTAATGAGCCTTATAGATTTTCTGCATTAGCAGCTTATTCATCAGGTTCACCTTGTCAAGATGCTACTTTTCAATGGACATATCCTACTTCTTTATTTGAAGGTACATTTACTACAAGAGGATTAAAGTCAACATTAAACTTAAAGTTAAAGAATCAAGATGTATTTGGTGATTTACAATCAGCATTATATAAGATAGGTGCTAGTGTAACAGATTGTAATGGTTGTACAGATTCATCAGAAGCTACATTTTCATTTTGTAAATCAGGATTTCAGAATATTACAAAGAACTTAGTAGTTAATGATACTAGTACATATGAATATTTATATAGTATTGTATCATCTAAACCAAATGGTTATTATATTTCTAAAGACGATGGTACATTAGCTATTGTACCACAACCTAGTACTATATCTAATAACAATGAAGTTATGGTTATAGGTATAGAATTTAGAGAATTTAAACCATTAGAATCTTGTTTTACATTTGATCCAGAACAGATTAAATTTAATATCCTTACTACACAATATGATGCCAAGTATTTAGGTATAGCTAAATATAATTCATTTAAGTTTCATGTGTTTATTGCACATAGAAAGTATCAAGAATACTTTGCATCAAATAAAGCTATTGAAATAGAATATTCAGTAGAGAGTACTAATAAAATACAATCATATCCAGCTAAGATAATCTTATATCCTCAATCTAAAGAGGGAGAGATAGGCATATCATTTAAAGATTCACAGTTTGTTGTTACTTCATCAATGGTTAGTCCATTTGATAATAGTACAGTAAATGGATGTAACTTAACAACAAGTAGTGTATTGTATATCAAACCTAGTATAGATTTATTATTAACAGGTGATAGTTATTTGAATACGTCTGGTGTGTTTGGTAGTAATTTCTTTGTTACTTCAAATGCTAATCTTACAGTAGTACCTGCATCAACAACAGGTGAATTAGATGTACCTTTTCTATTCAAATATACATTCCCTAATACATTAAATAACACATTACCTATTACTATACCATATAGCTTATATGCTACGTCTAAACAAGATAGTAATGTAAAGACTTATGGTAATGCTAATCTAACTATTGTTACTAACTGTAATGATACTATCACTTTATCACAAAACACATTATCAATTAATTTACCTTGTGCTGATTTAGATGATGGTACTACAGATAATATTGTATATATAGATATGTCGCAATATGTAGTAGGTACGTTTATACCTTCACAATTTCCTATTGAAGTAATTACATATCCTACAAAAGGAACATTTACGATACAAAGAAACTACTTACAAATTAAATATGTTGCTGATGTATGTCAACATGGTGTGTTTACAGCTGCTATTAAATTAAGAAATATTAATGGTACACTAAGTAATACATTCACTATTACGTTTAATGTGGATTGTGTAAGTAGTGACTATTATGCTAGATTTTGTGCAATACAATGAGTGTAATAAATTTATACAGTTTAATTAATTGTAGTTCTGCTAATGGAACGTGGACATGGAGTGGTGATTTATCATCATATCCATCACCTCCATCTATGTATAGTGGTACAATAGATTTAAGTACATATCCAACAGGTATATATAAATATACTTATACTACACCACAGAATAGAACAGTAGATGTAACTATTGATTGGATAGCAGGAGGTATAGATAGAATACATAATAACTATCAAGGTGCTATTACAATATCTTTAACTTCTATATCTAATATTCTTGTTACTTATTCAGATAACAATTTAGATTATTGTGATGATGGATTGAATAAGCCTACACTTACTTCTAATACATTATTTGATATACCTAGCTACTTTCCTGTTAATATATCAGGAGATTTATGGTATAAAGTAGAATTTCCTGTATGTGAAGAAGCATATGAAGCTAATATTAATGTAGCAAGACAAGATGGTAAAAGAGATGTAGGAATAATTGTACATACTTATTATCCTGACATTGGATTACAAGGTAGTAAACAAGTAAAGAAATCAGGATTTACTGTAGATGCAGGTAATACTAGCGTATCTGTACCTGTTGATAGTAAAGCTAGAATGATTGCATTAATACGAATTGTTACTTTAGACAATTCGTTAGGTACATATACAATTACTGTAAGTTCATCACATACTTGTACACCAACAGCAGTAGATTTAACTGTAATAGTAAGTGGTATTGCAGATGCTTACCAAGAAGTATTTATTGCTGATGGTACACAAACTACGTTTGGACCTGTTACTAAAAATAATGGTCAATTACCTAGTAGTATAGATAGTATTATGGTAATGCGTAATGGTCAATTTATGCAAAATGCTTATTTCTCACATGATGCTTTAGCAGGTACAATTACATTGACATTTACACCTTATAATCAAGAAGAAATAACAATAATATGGTTCGATACGGATTAATACTAATATTTAGTTTATTAGGATTTGCTGGATATTCACAAACAAGATTACGTCTTGTGCAATTACAACAAGCAGATTCAGTAGGACAAACTATTATAGCTAATGGTCAATTAGATGCTCAATGGAGTAATGATATTAGACTAAAAGATTCTACATTATTAATATATGGTAAACCTATATTAGTAGATTCTACAAGACTAAACTTAACTAAAGATTCATTATTGTATTATCAAAATGGAGTGTTAATAGGATTTAGTTTAATAGATGGTGATTCTACTAATGAATTACAATCAATAGATTTATTTAATATACAAAACGATAGTTTATATATTACATTATCTGATGATGGTACGTTTAGTGTAGATTTATCACCTTATTTAGATAATACTGATACTAGTGGATTTAATACTGTATTTGAGATTATTAATGATACTTTATATATAGAAGATGATAGTACTAGAAAATTTGTTTCTCTTATTCCTTATCTTGATAATACAGATACTAGCGGTATTAATATTAGTCTTAGTATATCTAATGACACCTTGTATATTACTGATGAAGGGAGTACGCTTGGTGTTAGTTTACTTCCATACGTTAATACAGACACGTCTGGCTACAATATAGGATTTACATTACAAGATTCTGTATTGTATTTAACTGATGG